TGAAATCACATAACGCCATTCAGACAGCCCGCCACCCATTGCCCGGTGATAGGTCACCGTTTGCAACTGGATCACTGCCATTGGCGGGGCGACCTGTTCCGGCAAATGGTCTGCAACACGCAAACCCGGGATGGTTGCCAACGCTGCTGCCAACGCTGTTTGAAGGTCTGAACCGCTGCCTGCCATTAGGCCACAACCGCAATGCGATACGGGCGCAACATGCGTTCAACGTCAGGGTCAATTGCCCTGACAGTAATGGCACCCAAGTCACCGAAACCGGCAACGCCAAGCAAACTATCGCCACGTTTCACCAGTCGCCCGGCAAGCAGAATGCAAGCAGACTTGACCGGTTCGGGCACGGCAGGCCAACCCCATTTTGCGGTGACCTGCACACCCGCAGGTGCCTGTGTGGTTGGGAACGCACCTGATGCTGTGGTCCGTATCGATGTGATCGGCAAACCCTTTGATGTTGCGTTCAACGGTTCGGCTTGCATCTGTGTGGCAGTCAGCGTGGTTGCGTAGCTGCCATCATTTGAACTGTCAGTTTTCACAACCAAACCCGTGACGGTTGAAACGTCATCAACAAAAACAACGTCATATGCGTTTGCCACATACACCCGTGCGGTTGCTGTGCCATCAGCGTAAAAACGGCGGTCACAATGCTGGTCAATAACCCGTGATGCTTCACTGATGCGAGATTCAAGCAGCGTGTCATCAACTGTGTCAGTGATCCGCATCACCGCTTTCAGTTCAGCAAGCGTGCAATATCCGTTTGTTATTGCCATGTTGGAACCTTCCAAGCGCGAACGTAACCGCTAATGATTTCGGGAACACCTGCCGCTGCCATGTGAGCCGCAACGTGTTCACCTTTGCCACAACCGTTTTGGTTGTCGTCAACTGCAACAATTGACCCGGGTTGCAGCAGTGGCCAAACAATTTTCAGTTCAGCCAAATGGTGTGCTGATGCCGGGTCAGGGTTTGACCAATCAATGTCAAATGAATCAAGGTACAAAAAGTCAATGTGCGAAATCTCGAGATTTTGCAGCACCTGCAATGAATCCCCGGTGATTGCTGTTGTGCTAGTCAAACCCAATTGTTCAACCAGTTCAGCGCCGCCCGGGTCCAAATCAATTGTGGTGACATGCCCGCCAAGCTGTTCAGCGTAAGCGTTCCACACAACAGTTGACTGACCATCGCCACCCCAATTGCCTGCCTGCCGAACCGTTCCGGTTTCAACAATCACACATTCAGGTTTCAGCATTGCGGTGATGCGTTCAAACGCATCCAACCTTTTGCCCAACAAACCCCACGGTATTTGTGCGGTACTCATTGGGCCATCCGTTCATCAATGTTGGAAAGGATGGGTTGCCAATACTTATCAAACACAACGGCATGGTCATACGTTTCAGCGTGCGCCCGTGCCGTTTGCCTGCGGTCTGTGTCGCGTGCGTGGTTGTACGCATCGTTCAGGTTTTCAACAATTGAATGCACCAGCGGTGTGGCAAACCATGTTGCCTGTGCCGCATCCCAATACGGTTGCACTGCGGTCAACCAACCGGAACCTTCAACAAGTTCAGGTTGTGCCGTGAAGTTGGAAACAATCGACGGCACACCACACGCTGCGGTTTCCAATACCGGGACACCGAAACCTTCACCGCGTGAAGCAAGCAGGTGAACGTCCATTGATGCCATCAACGCTGCAATGACTTTGGAATCAAGCCCTGCGTAATAGCCCCATTGGTCAACCCAAACTGTGCGAGCTGCGGGGATACCGCAAGCATCAACAAGTTTCATCAAATCAATGCCGCCTTGCGCACCTTTCTTTTCAGTGTGCATGTAAAGCCAAACGTCATCATGTTCAGCCATGAACTGACCCATTGCCAAAAGGTTTTCACCGAACGCTTTGCGAATCGGTGCGGTTCCCTTGTTAGCTGCAACCATTCCAACCATGAACGCATCATCGGGGATTCCCAACGCAGTGCGTCCGGGTGTGCCGTCAAGCGTTGCATCAGGGTTGAACACTGAAGTGTCAACACCGTGCGGTGCGTACATTGATTCAATGCCCGCTTTGTTCAGCATGTCCAAACCAAATTTGGACATTGCTATTGGCAGCACGTTTGGTTGCCCGCACCAGTCCAGCACATCGTTTGGTGCCGGTAGGTGGTCAACTGGTACCCATGATGCAATGACGGGGATGGTGCTGTTGTCGCGTCCTTTGTAAACCCAACAATCAAACAGCGTTATCAACGCGGTTGGTTGCCCGGTTGTTTCTTTTGTGTAGCGGGTGTGTGCATCAAGAATGTCTGCACTGTACGGGTGGAATCCAGTGGGCAGGACTTCGATGCCTTCCCAACCTGATATGCCACCTTGCAACCCGTAGTTCACGGAAAGGGTCACTGTGCGCCCTGCCTGTTGGCAGGCTTTTGCTAGTGCCCCGGTTTGCACCCCGTAGCCTGTGTTGGCCCACGGTGCGTTTGAATGAATTAGCAAACCAACTTGTTCGGCTGGTTTGCGTGTTGTGATTCGCCCGTTGTGTTGAACGGTGCGTTGTTTTTTGCCCATAGGTTTTGCCCCTGTCGTTTGTTTGCCCGTGGTGCGGGTGATGGGTCTGAGAACCACGGGCAAGCCTCAGCCCCATCACCCGCGAATTTGTCAACCAGTGAATGGTTGAATCAGACGGCAGTGCCGCCCTTGAAGTACCAAACGGCGTTGCTATCAACAACAGCCCCGTCACCCCGCCACGTCACACGGAAAGTGATAAGATCATTAACGAAGCCAACGCTATCGTCACGAGCCACATCAATCCCACGGACCTGACGTACATAGTAACCGTTAGAGAAGTTACCAAACAGCACTGACTTCGCAGCCGTGCCAATAGCGGCAACATCCGGGTTTTCGTACACAGGGTACGAAAGGAGCTGGTCAGGCTGGCCCTGTGCCAACCCCGGTGCCCAAAGGTACTGACCCTGCGTGTCCTTCAGCTTACGAACAACAGCAAGCGTGCTGGAACGCATCTGCCACGCAGCACCCTGACGGCGATACGGGGATGGGCAGGTGTAAACCATGTCAATGAGGTTGTCAGCAGACGGGCCACCAAGATAACCAGTGCCACCGGTAACAGCCGACGATGCACCATTGACGATGCCGTTGGGTTGCGTGGTTCCGGTTCCTGTGGTAAGGCCAGCGTTCACGGATGTGCCCATGCCCACCGCTGCCTGACGTGCGACAAAATCTAACAGATTGACGCCCATCGATGCATCTTCAACAAGTTCCCTAGAGAGCTGGAAGGTGCTGGCATATTTGAAGCTTCCGAGCGTAACGAACGCGGCAAAAGTCGGGTCACTCTCAGTGATGGCAGTGCCTTCACCAATGATGCCCGGTGCCGTGTAGGTCGCGGTGCGGGGGATTTGCAGGTTCTCACCTGAAGCCGTGGTGAGCATGGTGATGACGTTGCCGTCAAGCATCGGCCCCTGCACAACAAGGTGTTCAACAAGACGGTCATAGAACGAAGTTGGAACCGGTGCGCCGGTGCTGCCCTTCGTGATGTCACGCTGTTCAAACGAATGATTGCGACGCTCACCCATAGCGATTGCACGGATGATGTCAGAATCAGTTTCAAACTGCGGTGCAACCTCACGCGTGCCGAAATCGGCAGGAAGGCCAAGCGCGGCGCGTGACTCATCGATAGCACGCTCACGCGCTTCACCATCGATTAGAAACTTGCGGCGGGAATCCAGTGCGTCAATGTCATCATTGATGCGGGTGAACTGTTCCGATTCTTCACCGGAAAGGTCGCGACCTTCAGCGGCAGCGTGGTCAAGCAGGTTTTTGGCCTGCTCCCATGCACTGGCGCGCTGTTCGGTCAGACGGGTGACAAGTTCGTCAGCCATTTGATTTGTCCTTTCATAGACAATTGGGGGGTTTGTTTTGGGTGCAGGTGGTTTCAGGTTGGTGGTGCCATTGCGCTAATGGTCCGGGCAACTGTTCCGGGCTGCGGTTGTTCGCCTAACGCTTTGCGTTTAGGTCGAAGATGCGACGCGCCAACGCAACAGGCATTCCTGTTTCATTGTCTGCATCGTCGGTTTCTGTAATCGCACGCACCTGTGTGCCTGCGGTTGCGGGATATGCGGGGAACCCGGTGACAATGCTGGTTTCCACTAGCTGAATTTCCCGAAGTTCACGACTGCTGCCATCTTCTGACCACGCATCACCACCGCGCGGAATGGAAAAGCCAAAAGACATTGAATGCACCACACCTGATGCAATGAGCGTGGCAAGGTCACGGGCTGCGGTTGTGTCCGGCAGCGTTGCGTCAACCTTCAAACCGCGTTCATCCTCAGTAAGTCGCATGCTGCCGTTGCGCGTTGTGGCAAGCGGTTGCCCCATGTCGTGATTGATAAACAGGCGAACTTCACGCCCACTGTTCAGGGAACGGCGAAACGCACCCGGTGCAATTGTTTCAATGAACGGCAACGGTTCTGATGGCGAATTGAAAACCGCTGCGTACCCGGTGAACTGCACAGGCGCATCATCTTCACCGTGCATTGCGCGAAGTTCCAGCCCGCCAACTTCCATTGTCCTGAATTCAACATCACGCCCATTGATACGGCGATTTTCGATTTGCATCGCTGAGTACCGCACAGGCATCAGTTCAT